AAAAAAGTCTTGACCAAGGACAGGTCGATCGACGTCTTTTCGCTGGTTTCCAGCGGAAAGCAGAGCTCCCCCGATTTCTCGGAGGTTTTCTGGATCGTGTGTTCGACCGCAGCAGCGGACGGTTGCTGGACGAACCGTGCATAGATTCAATTCTTTCCATCCGTCAACTAACGTTGATGTTTGGCAAGATGGATCTCCCTTGCAGTGATGCGAGGGTAAGATCCGCTATGCTCGGTTTTCTCCAGTGTGAGAAGGACATCAAGCAGTCCGACCAGACACGAACACATCTCATGAGAGATGAATTCGCGAAGGTTGGATCGTTGCTTTTCCGGGATGTATTCACTCAAGTAGATAGCGATATCTACGAAGGTAAGTACATTCCGAAGCACGGACCTGGTTCAACTGCTGAGAACATTCTGGGAAACCAGAAGTATCAGCAGAAGACCTGGCCTGCGCGTCTGGGTCATCTCTTCCGTATGGATGAGATGCTTCTTCCAAATGGTCGTTACTACGACCTTTTGGACCAGACTGATGTCCTCGAACCCGGTTCAGAGATACCCGTAAGGGTTATCACTGTTCCTAAAACGCTGAAAACACCCCGTATCATTGCCAAAGAGCCTGTCGCTATGCAATACGCACAGCAGGCAGTCCGAGGCGTGATACGCGATCGTCTAGAGAGGGATGACATCCTCTCTAGCTTTATCAGTCCCTTAGACCAAACCCCTAATCAGGTTTTGGCTAAGACAGGATCCCTGTATGGGACTCTGGCCACACTAGACCTTAGTGAGGCTTCTGATCGTGTTTCCAATCAGCTCGTACGTGACTTGTTCCGTTCATGGCCCTGGTTGAATGGGGCCGTGGACGCAAGCAGGTCACGGAAGGCTGAACTCTCCGTAAGCGGAATTAAGCATCATCTCCGTCTTGCGAAGTTTGCGTCTATGGGTTCAGGTCTCACTTTCGACATCGAGGCCATGGTTTTTCTTACCTTGGTTTTCGTTGCCGTTCAGCGTGACCTCAACCGTGCGTTGACCCGACGGGATGTAAAACTCCTTGTCGGATCGGTGCGCGTCTACGGGGACGATATTATCGTTCCTGTAGATCATGTGCATACCGTTGTTTCCGTTCTCGAGGATTTTGGTCTTCGAGTTAACAGAAGCAAGTCTTTCTGGACCGGAAGGTTCAGAGAGTCTTGCGGTCGGGACTACTACGCTGGCCACGATGTTTCTATCGTGCGATTCCGAGCAAGTAGATTCCCGACACAACGGCAGCATGCTACTGAGTTCAGCACATTGGTCTCTTTTCGTAACCAGCTTTACTTTGCTGGTTACTGGGACACGTGTTGCTGGATCGATGACCATATTCGGAAAGTATTTCGATACTATCCGGTTGTGGCACCGACTAGCTCAGTGCTAGGGAGGCATTCGTTTCTTGGTTACGAAATCCAAGAAATGGATCCCCACGTGCAATCCCCTCTTGTCAAGGGGTATGTACGAAAGGACCGACTCCCTCGAGATGTTCTCGATGGGGAAGGCGCCCTGCTTAAGTATTTCTTAAGTAAGCCGAGCGGTTTCCTACCCTGGGAGAACCCAACCCTCTCTGAAAGAGAGAGGTTTGTACGTTCACTCATCGTAGTGAAGCCTCTTCAGCAGAACGAGGATCACTTAGAGCGTGCTGGACGCCCCAAGCGCGTCAACATCATGCTTGGAAAGGCTACACCGTACTAACGGTGTTGGGGGGTAACCCCTGCGGGAGATACTGAGATTTGGATTAGCACCCATTTGTGGTGTTTTCCATCTTAGCACTCCACTTGCT